GTACTGGAACGCGCCGCCGGGTGACGACGCAACGCTGGCGTACCAGACGCGGGAACTGAACGCTTGGTGTGCGAGCTACACGCCGAACCAACTCAGGGCGGCTTACGAGTGGCTGAAGGAGAACTACGGCTACAAAACGTGGCCCAAGATCGCGGACTGGAAAAAGGCGGTTCACGCTACCACGCCAAGAACCGGGGTTCATACTGGCGAGAAGGAGCGCCCGTGGGATCGGCTGATGAAGCAGGCTGCGAAGATTGCCGACGCGGAACTTGAATCGCCCTTGGGCCAGACGGCGCGCGCCGAAGGATGGGATGCAGACCTTCGCGCGGCTTACAAGCGGCTGGCTTACGAGGCTCTGTGTGCCGGGAAGTCGACCGATGCCCTACTGCTGGAGAGCAAATCCATTGCCTATTGGCGGAAGAAGGCGGCCTCTTTTGCAAGTGCAACAGCGTATCGCGAAACAGTCGAATATCAGTCCGTCCACGGCATTCCGTACAAGGTGCCGGCTTGACCCCAGCCCATGAACGACGAGGAGACGCGGGATGCAGATTCGCAGGAACAAGAAGGACAAGTTTTGGGACTGGCGTCAACGCTTTGCGGCATTCCCGACGAGGATAGGCGATCGCATCGTCTGGCTTGAACGCTATCGGTGGAGGCATCGCCCTTCGCCCCGAAACTGTTTTCTGCTTGCGAGTGCGTTCAGCCACGACTACGAGATGGAGACAAGGCACGGGTATTCAGCCGTTCTGACGGTAAGCGGCATGTATGGTGGTTTGTTTAAAACGAGGACGTGGAAATTACCCCGCCCCGAACTCAACGGAAACTCCGCGAGAATCCCCGGGGTTCAGCCCGGGGAGGGATAGCGGGCAGTTCGAAGAACTGCTTGACACCGCAGATAAAACACTCCATACTTGAGATATGAAATTGGTTGCCAACATCCGACTGAAGCCGACGCAAGAGCAGGAAGCCGAACTGCGCGCCACGCTTGAGCGCTGCAACGAGGCGTGCAACTGGCTGTCCGAGCAGGCGTTCGCCGCGAAGACAACCCGTCAATACGACATGCAGAAGGCGTTCTACTACCCGCTGCGTGAGCGCTTCGAATTGACGGCGCAAGTCACGATCCAGTGCATAAAGAAAGTGGCCGACGCGTATAAGATCGACCAGAAGACGCAGCGCGTTTTTCGCAAGCACGCGGCCCAGCCCTACGATGACCGCATCCTGTCGTTTAAGCCTGACGACATCGTGTCGTTATGGGTGCTGTCCGGCCGCGCCAAGATCGCCCATGTCTGCGGCGACCATCAGCGCAAGTTGCTCGCGCATCGCAAAGGCGAGGTCGATCTGATGTTCGTTCGCGGCAAGTGGTACCTCGCTGCCGTGTGCGACTTCGACGAACCCGCGCTGCTCACGCCGGACGGCATGCTCGGTGTGGACTTCGGCATCGTGAACATTGCCACCGACAGCCTGGGCACCCAGCATTCCGGCGTTGCCGTCGAAGCCTACCGCGCCCACTACGCCAAGCGTCGCGCGACCTTGCAGCGTGTCGGCACTCGTGCAGCGAAGAAGCGCCTGCGCAAGATGAGCGGCAGGCAACGGAGATTCCACAAACACGAGAACCATTGCATTTCGAAGAGCATCGTTTCCACTGCTGAACGCGCCGGACTCGGTATTGTGCTTGAAGACCTCACGCACATCCGGGCACGGGCCAAGGCCAACAAAGAGCAGAGGAAACGCTTGCACAACTGGTCCTTCGGCCAGCTTCGCGCCTTTATCGAGTACAAGGCCAAGCAAGCCGGGGTTCCGTGCGTTTCGATCGATCCACGCTACACGAGCCAAGAATGCGGCGAGTGCGGGCACATCGACAAGCGCAACCGGAAAAGCCAGTCCGAGTTTCGGTGTAAGTCCTGCGGACACGAAGCAAACGCAGACTTGAACGCCGCCGGCAATATCGCCGGGAGGGCTAAAGTAACCAAGCCTATGTTCGCGCATCTGTGTGTCCCAGGTGCAGTGGAAAGCTCCGTCCTTTAGGGCGGAGTTCGTTACGGTTGTTGGAGCAAGCCGGCATGACTGACAACGCGATAGAGGCGGGAGCCGAAGCAGCGATGCGCGCTCTGCACGGCGATCGATATGCGTCTCTCCAAGAGTTGGAGCCGACTGTAGCGGATGAATTTCGGGCAATTTCTCGCGCTGTTCTCGCCACCTCCCAAGCCCGCTCAATCGCGCGCGGCCTTTATTGGGAGACTGTGCCCGAGGAAAAATCATGAAACCGACCAACCTCCCCGCACTAGACAGGCTATCGCTGCCGCTCCAAGGCCAGACACGCAAGGTCGATGATTTCCGGCGTGGCAGGGGAGCGTTTGCCAGCCTCCCAGCCCTGATAGGTGCGGAGCGTGGTTCCGAGACGCACCGCCGCCCCGGCCTGTGTCAGACCGAGGCGCGACCGCATGAGCTTAAGGCGCGAAGGGGTGTCGCGGGCCATTCAAGCCGCAGCGGCTGTGCCGAGCCCCTCACGAACACGATTACCCTTCGGGCCGTAAAGAGTGACCTGCTGTTTGTAGGTTTCGGCGCGGATCTTGTCGTAGGCCGCGATGGCGGCTTCGCGGGTCATTTCGCCAAGGTGTATATGGCTCGTTTCGGCCCAGAAGCTGTCTGGCAGAAGGCGCGGGCCGGTGCCGTTGATTCGGATTGTGTACTTGCCGAAAGCCGCGGCGCGATTGGGGTGGTTAACCATTTTCCGTCTCCGCCCCTGTTTCCGCGAGGCGCCGGGCGTCAGCGCGCTGCTGACAAATCATATATACGTCAACTGGCGTATGATTGCAAGGGGGTGGCATGAAAAAAGTTTCAGAGGCCGCCCTAGACCAAGCCGTGACGAGCGTGACAGCCCTGATAGACAAGCTGGGCGGGACGAAACAAGCGGCATGGAAACTCGGGCTGAGTGAATCGCGCGTTTCACAAATGCGGCACCACGATCATCTGAGCCCGTCGCTTCAGGCCAAGGCGATCCTGCTCGCCTCAAAAGCCGGGTTCCAAATCGGGGAGTCACTTCTTGACGATACCGGAATTGAGATTCAGCGTGTTATACTCTCAACCGAGACGATGGAGAAAATCGGATGACGGATGAATTTCAAGAGGCACAGCGCCGAGTGGACGAGGAAAGAACGGCCCGCATCGAGGCGGAAATTACCGCAGCGGCGGAGCGTCGGAGAAACCTCCTGCTCGACATTGACGCCGAGATCGAACGTGGCAGATGGTTCATCTATGCCCGGAACACGGAAAAAGAGGAAGTCCTGACCGCCGAGGAAATGAAAGCCATGGTGCTTTCAAACCAGATGAGCGGCAAGCCCGAGGATTACACCGCCGTCGATCCCGAGGCTGAAATGACAGAAGCCATGCGGGTTATCATGGCGGCGCAGAAGAAGATGCGGACCATTCTCCAGAAGGTCACGACCATGACGGCTTCTGACCCGCTCGAAACCCCGAGGGTGTGACCCGTGCTGATATTCACCGGAACGGGCCAGCACGAGAAAAGGAACTGCATATTCGCGGTTCAGGCCCATAACGAGGCCGACGCAGAGGATCTTGCCCGCCGTCACGGCATCAAGGATGCGGAGGTAAAACCCGCCCCCGACTTCCCCATGACAGCCACTGAAACCCTCATGTCGCATCCGAGGCAGGTTTTCATCGCAACGGGCGAAAAGACAGAGGGAAACATCAAGGCCATCACCATCCCCCGCCCCACGCCGGAAGAGATCAAGAAGCGTGACGCAGAGATCGTGAAGGCAAGGGGAGGCCGGAGATGATGTGCTGGATATTCAAGCAGGTGGGTTTGTTCGCCGGAGCGGGCTTCATCGGCGGCAGGGACTATGAGCGCGGCAAGAAGGCTGAAGAGATTGTAACCAGCGCCGATGTTCCACGTGAAACCGTCGAGTTTATCCCGAGTAAACCGCGCGGCAGCAGCCAGCAGGAAATCACCGACGAGATGATGATGAAATCAATCGAAGCGTTCCGGGCACGGAGGGGGGCCGGGAAGGTTTTGATGGAGCGGATTGGCAGTGAGTAAGGACAATGCCTATATTGGAAAACCCACGCCACGAACGCTTCGCTCAATTGCTAGCTGAGGGCAAGACGGCAGACGAGGCCTACGAGGGGGCGGGATACAAGCCCAACGCCGGGAATGCCTGCCGCCTGAAAGGAAATGACAAGGTTTCTGAAAGAGTCGGAGAAATTCTAGGAAAAGCGGCGGCAAACGTTGGGGTAACGGTTGAGCGCGTCCTGAGCGAGCTTGCCCTGCTCGGCTTCGCCAACATGCAGGATTACATGAAGGCCGGTCCTGACGGCGATCCGTATCTTGACTTTTCCGGGCTGACAAGGGAGCAGGCCGCCGCCTTGGTCGAAGTCACCGTTGAGGACTTCAAAGACGGCAGAGGCGAGGATGCACGCGACGTGCGCCGGGTGAAGTTCAAGCTGGCGGACAAGAAGGCCGCGCTTGTGGACATCGGCAAGCATCTCGGGATGTTCAAGGAGCGAGTCGAGCTTGGAGGCCCTGACGGCGAGCCCGTCCGAGTAGAGATGTTGATCGTTGACCCACGTCATAAAGGCTAAAGTTCCGAGAGCGCTCAAGCCGCTTCTTGCCCCGGCCCGGTACAAGGGAGCGTATGGAGGCCGTGGCGGCGCGAAGTCTCACTTCTTTGCCGAGCAGCTTATCCTTCGATGCTTCATGGGCCGAACCCGCGCCGTCTGTATCCGTGAGGTGCAGAACAGTATCAAGGATTCGGTGAAGCAGCTTCTGACCGACAAGATCAGGTCTTTCGCCCTTCAGGCCAGCTTCGAGATATTGGAAACCGAGATAAGAGGCCCGCACGGCTCTCTTATCGTTTTCAAGGGCATGCAGAGCTACAACGCCGACAATATCAAATCTCTGGAGGCCTACGACATTGCTTGGGTCGAAGAGGCCCAAACGCTTTCCCAGCATTCCCTCGATCTTTTGCGCCCGACGCTCCGAAAGGAGGGCTCGGAAATCTGGTGTTCATGGAACCCGCGCTACAAGACTGACCCGGTGGATATGTTCTTCCGCAAGAAGCCCCCGGCTGAGGCCGTTTCCGTCTTTGTGAACTGGAAAGACAATCCCTGGTTCCCGAACGTGCTTTACAAGGAAATGCTTCACGATTTTGAGGCTGACCCTGACAAGGCCGAACACATCTGGAACGGGGCCTATGGCGCGGGGCAGGGGGCCATTCTGGCGCGCTGGGTCAACAAGGCGGAGCGCGAGGGCCGGATCAATGACAATGTGAGGTTTGATCCCTACGGCGCCCCGGTCGAAATCTCAAGCGACATAGGCTTTCGCGACACGGCCTCGTGGTGGTTCTGGCAGCGCAAGGTGGGCGGCTTCTCCCTCTTCAGGTACGAGGGCGATAGCGGGCTTCACGCGCCGGATTGGTGCAAGAGGCTGTCCGAAGCGCTGGAGGAAATGGGGATAGGCCGGGCGCAGCTTGGGAAGATATGGCTTCCCCCGGATGCAAAGGCCGAGACGTTCCAAAGCCAGCACACGACCATTGAACAGTTCATCTCATTTTTCGGCGTGGACAAGATCGGCATTGTGCCGGGCTCGTCCAAGCTCGATCAGATCAACGCGGCCCGTGAGGTCATCGACAGGTGCGAGTTCAACCGGACGCTCTGTGAAGCCGGGCTCGACGGTCTTTCATCGTGGGAATACAAATGGATCGAAGAGGGCAACGTGTTCTCCCGTGTCCCGGTTCACAATCACGCGAGCCATCCATCCGATGCCTATTCCTACGGCTGTCAAGTAATGCAAGGCTTGCCCGTGCCGGAGGTCAAGACACAGCCCGGCCCGCTTCAGCCCGAGGCGGCGACAATGGAAGAGCTTTGGGCCCAACATGAGACCGCGCGCGCCGGAGAGAGGCGCATCTAGGTTTATCCCGGATAAACTCTCGGTGCTTTGTCGCTCGCTATCCCCATGTTAAAAATCGACTGCCCGCGCCGCGACGGCGCCGGTTTCCCGTGGATGGAGCGGCATGACAGGCGGCCCCCTCATTGAATCCGACGCGCCGCTTGACGAAAAGCAGGACGCACAGAAGTGGGTCGGTCACTGGATCGATGAGCTTGACCGTTCGGAAAAGCATTTCCGCACGTGGCGCGAGCGGTCGGACAAAATCCTTGCCCGGTTTCGCGACGAGCGGGAATCGGAAAGCGGTCTGAACGTCACACAGATCCGGCGCTACAACATACTCTGGGCCAATATCAAGCTTCTCCAGCCCGTGCTCTACTCCCAGATGCCGGAGCCGGAAGTCACCCGCCGGCATAAGGACAAGGACCCCGTTGCAAGGGCGGCGTGCGAAATCCTGAAGCGTGCCCTGCGCTACGACATGGAGCGGGACGACTTCAACGCTACCGTGATGCAGGCCCGCGACGATTACCTCCTGCCCGGACGCGGCACGGCATGGGTTCACTACCTGCCGAAGTTCGCTGATGAAGAAATCCGCCCCGACGTGCTCTGGTTCGATGACGAGCGGGACGCGGCGGAAGAGGCAAAGCAACTCGGCGTCGGTGACGTCATGTTCGATGAGGAAAAGGACCGCTGGTATGTCCAGCCCGATCCGTTCCGCCCCCTCTCGGATGAACAATGCCCGACGGAACACGTACTCTGGAATGAATTTCTCCATGAAGTGACGGAGAAATGGGAGCGCGTGTCATGGGTGGGCCGGATCCACAAGCTGAGGAAATCCGAGGCGCGGGAATGGTTCGGCGACGTGGCGGACAAGATCGAATGCGACGCCGTGGCGGATGGCGTCGATGTACCATCGGGCGGCATCAATGCGTTGAGCGATAATGCGAAGCGCATCCGTATCTATGAGGTGTGGGACAAGAAAACCCGCACCGTGCAATGGATTTCCCGTGGCTACAAGGAAGGCCCGATAGCGCGGGTGTTCGACCCTCTGGGGCTAACTGGGTTTTTCCCGTGCCCCAAGCCGATCTGGGCGACCATCACCACGAACAGCCTTGTTCCGATCCCCGACTACGCCATGTATCAGGATCAGGCCGCCGAGATCGACCGCTTGACACAACGTATCGCGCTTCTCCAATCCGCGATCCGTGTGGTCGGGGTTTACAACTCCACGGCGGCCGAGATCAAGAACCTGCTCGGGGACGTTGCGACCAACCAGATGATCCCGGTCACGAACTGGGCCGTCTTCGCGGACAAGGGCGGGCTTGGGAATCAAATCGAGTGGTTCCCGATCGACAAGGTAACGTCGGCGCTTGACCAGCTCTACAAAGCCCGTGAGACCGTGAAGCAGGAGATGTACGAGATCACGGGCCTCTCGGATATTATCCGTGGCGCGTCCGATCCGAGAGAGACGCTTGGGGCGCAGCAGTTGAAGGGCAACTTCGCCTCGAAGCGGCTTGTCGAGCGTCAGCAGGAAGTGGCGAACTTCGCCCGTGACCTGATTGAGATCAAGGCCGAGATCATCTGCAACAAATTCGATGAGGGCCACCTGAGGCTTCAGTCCGGCTTTGACGTGATGCTTGGCGTGAAGCCGGAGGAACGGGAACAGGTGTGGGCCGCAGCCGTTGCGTTGCTCCGCAATGACCTGTTGCGCGGCTTCAGGATCGACGTTGAGACGGATTCGACGGTGCAGCCCAATGCGGAGCAGGACCGGCAGCAGCGCATGGAGTTTGTCGCAGCGATTTCGGGCTTCCTGCAGAACGCGGTTCCCGCTGCGGCTCAGGTGCCACAACTCGGGCCGCTGCTTGCCGAGACGATGCTGTTCGCGGTTCGGGGATGGAGCAATGCGTCCGGGCTTGAAGCCATTCTTGAGGATGCGCTGGACCAGATGAACGAGGCGGGACGACAGGCTCCACAAGGACAGCCGGAAGATCAGAAGGGGCAAGCCGAGGGGCAGGCAGAGGCGCAAGCCGAGGCGCAGAAACTCCAGCAGCAGGCCATGGAAGCCCAGCTCAGGTCACAGACCGACCGCGAGAAGATCGTGTCGGAAGAGCGCGCCCGCATGATGGAGGTGCAATCCCGCGAGGCTATCGAGATGGCAAAGATCGAGGCCGAGAAATGGAAGGCCATGGGCGATTGGCAATACAAGGCCCGCGAACTCGACATAAGGGATCGCGAAGCATCGGTGAAGGAAGCCGAGCTTGGCATCAAGCGCACCACGGCTGAGGCTGAAATAGCTCTCGGAGCGGCTGACCGCATCATGGATGCGACCCGGCCGGAACAACTGAACGGTGGGTTCAATGGCGTATGACAGCCTCCTGCCCGCATTGACAGAAGCCCGCACGCGGCAGTTTCAGGAAGAGCTTGAGGCGCAGCGCCGTGAGGAAGAGCGACGACGCCGCGAAGCCCAACTAAGCCAGCAAGGGCTTCAGACCAGCAGCCCGGCGCAGCAGCAATCGTCCATGCCGAGCATCAATCCGACGCAGTTCATGGATATGTTCGGCGGCGGCGGCGCGGCTTCGGGAAGCGGGACGGGCAACGCGGCGCTGAACGCATGGACCGGGGTAGGCCCCGGCGCTTCTTCAGCCGGAGGTGCGGCGAGCGGGGGTGCAAGCGGTGGCAGCGGTATGATGTCGGGCCTTGCATCGGCGGGACCGTGGGCCGCGCTTGCGGCTGCGATTGCGCTGAACGAAAACTACCAAGGCAATATTGGGAACCGGGAAGGTGAATCTTTCCCGCTGGAATATGGCATCACGGGACGGGCGTTCTACAAGGACAAGGACGTTTGGGGCGACAAGGCCGACGACATTATCCCCGGCCTTGGAAGCGGCGTCCGCATCGCGGGCGGCATGTCGTCTCCGGTTGACATGTTCCGCGCCGATACGTGGAAAGACGTAGGCAAGGAACTCGCGAGCGGCGGCGTTCTCGGCGGCCTGATCAAGAAGCTCTTCTAGGAGGCCGTAATGGCATGGTTTGACGGCGTAACAGGCTCGACCGGATCGAGCGCCACCCCGAGCGGGATGGGGAAGACCTTGAGGCCCGCTTCGGCGCTGGCCGATGCCTTGACGCAGATGAGGCTTGGACAGGCGAACGCGGCGCCGATGGCCGCTCCGGCATATGACCCGACTATTCATGGCGCATCAGCCACGCCGAGCGGTGCAAATGGCGGAAACGGCTACAACGTGCCGCAGAACCTGCCCAATCGTGGCGGCGCTCCTCTTCGCAATTACAAGCAGCGCAATCGGTTTAACGCCACGGCTCCGAAAAAGCCCTTCCCGGGCTTCAATCTCTGAAAGGACGATACGATGAGAGATCAACTCGCAGCGGCACTGACGCAGAGCCGGATGCCGCCGGAACCTGAAATGCCGCAGATGCCGATGCAACCACCGATGCAGGCTCCCATGCCGATGGGAGGCCCGGCGCAGCAGGCCGCAGCGGGCCCGGCACAGGGCGATGTATTGCGTCAAGCCGTCAATCTCGCCGCGTCGGAACTTGGCCCACAGGCCCCGCAGGAAGCAATCATGCAGCTCGCGGCGCAGATACTCCAGCAGGCCGGTATTGCCCCGCCGCAACAGCCCGTGCCGCCGCAGATGGGTATGCAGCAGCCTCGGCAGATGGGACCGCAGGGCGGTATGCCACAAGGCATGCCTCCGCAGGGAATGCCGCCTCGCGGCATGTAGGCCATGACGCTCTCGACCGACGATATAGATTCCTACGTACCGGGCCGTGGCGAACGGCGATGGTTCAACCTCAACGCGCTGTTGAAGCTATTGAGGGCGGACTATCTCTCCGGCGCGGTGACGTGGGACCCAGGCAGTCTGGCGGATGGCGCGGGAGAGACTTCGGCTGGAATTACAGTGACGGGTGCGGAGCTTGGTGATTTCGTCTCCGTCGCCGCGCCATACGATCTTCAGGATGCGACCGTGACGGGATATGTCTCGGCTGCCGATACGGTCGAGATCAGGATACAGAACGAAAGCGGCGGCGTTCGGGATTTTGCCGAAGGCAGTTGGAAGGTTCGGGTGTACAAGGACTAGTGGCGCGTTTTGAAACGCTCCGGCCCAGAGATGGAGACATGAGGCGTGGTGCTTCAGACAAATCAGAGTGCGATTCAAGCCGCTCTTCAAGCGGAGACTGGAACCGACCTTGGCTGGAACGGCGACTGGATGGCGCTGTTCGATCAGCTTTCGATTCCGGGCCTGACGTACAACGAGCGGATGCTCAACTGGATCAACGACCGCCTCAGCACGTCGTTCGACTCCCTTCCGTCGGCGCAGCAAGCGTTTGCCGAAGACGCGGGGTTCTACAATTGGAGTTCGATGAACACGATTGAGTTTGGCCCCTTCAGCCCGCTTGATCTTGGTGCATCGCTTCTGGATTGGTGGAGCGGTCGGTTCCCTGACCTCATCACAACGCCGGGCGGGGCGGTTTCAAGTCTTGCGGATGCGAAGAACGGCAACGCCGTTGTTCAAGCTACGGGCGGCGCACGTCCCGTAAACACCGGTTCCATCCTGACCTTCGATGGAATAGATGACCGGCTCTCGGCCGAGAGCATTTTCAACCTGCCGAGCGGCACGATGGCGGCTGGGCTGGAAATTTGGGCGCGTGTTAACCAGACAGCGCTTGTGGCCGATACGGGTGTTCGTCGTATATTTGCATATGGATCACCTAGCACGAGCTCGTCTATACAACTCGCTCGTACTGTGGCCGCTGGCAATAATCGGATTTCGTTGCGCACCTGTGCGTCAAACGGTGTAATTATAACAGACACGCTAGTTGATTTTTCTGGCGAGCACACCATTCGTGCACGAATTGAAGAAACTCAATCGTCTTTGGAAATAGATGGTCAAGGCGCGGGCCCGCAATCGCATGCCGGGGTTATTAATGTTGGTACGATCAGAACACGTATCGGTTCCAGCACGAACGACACAGCCTCCAACTTCTGGCAAGGCGACATCAAGGATGTGATTTGCACCGGGCTTTTGACGAGCCAACAGGCCGCCAGCATGTACGACTATTTAGGGAGCTAAACCATGAGTAGATCAGTTTTCTATGTTGTTCCGAACGGGCAGCGCGACAACGCTAACCTTGTGTGTGCGGCACTGAAGCGCGGTCCCAACACGTTCGGCGTTGAGGCGTCCCCGACCGGCAACCCTCCGGCCACGCACTACTACGGCCATGACGGATCGCAGGACGAAACTCTCGCTGCGGTCTTCAGCGCCATGCCGGATAACAACGGTACACTCCCGGAGATTGAAGGCGAATGGGGCGAAGAGTTCACATTCGAAGGCATCACCTATCAGCTTCCGAGCGAGGGGCAGGCCAAGGCCGCGTGTGCCGCGATGCAGGTTTCGGTTGCGACCAACATCGTACCCGCGCCACACATGGCTGGCATTCTGAATGCGCTGACGCTTCAGCCCGTCGTGGAAGAAGAGTGACTACTCCCCGGCCTGAAGGCCGAGGCTTCCGGCGCCGAAATCAGGTGACGCAATGACGCCTGAACAGGAAGCAGAGATACGCTACGCCCTCGCCTGTGCATCGCAGGTAAGTGGGCTTCCTTGGGACGGAGCCGTTCCTCCCGTGACGTTTGTTGAGCGGGGTTATATGAGCTCCGTCGGCTCGGACGTGGACCGAAGACGTGAAGAGTCTGGCCGACGCGAAACGAGGCGCACTTGTCGAGGCGCTTGCACAATCGAAGCGTGCCAACGCTCCGGCGACGGAGTAAACCGCAACAGCCGCGTCGCGATGACGCCGCAACACGAAAAGGACGACGCTATGAGAAACAGGAACATGATGGCGGCGGGCATGGCAGCCGGGGCCGCGAAGGCCATTTCCGGCGGCGGCAATGCCGAGTATGGCGTCACGGCGACGGGCTCGACCTCGCAAGCGAACAGCTACGGCATCAAGGCCGCCATTACGACCGTGACGGGCGGCGGGGCCAATACCGGCGTCCGCCTGCCGAGCAATGCCGAGACAGGCGATGAGTTCTGGATTCTGAACGACAAGGGCTCCACGCTTTTCGTCTATCCCCCGTCGGGCGGCGCTATCAGCGGCGGGACGGCAGACGCCAAGGTCGATCTGACGGACAATACAGCGGCGGTCTACAAGGCGCTTCCGGGCGGCAACTTCATGGCCGCGTGATGACGACGAAATCGGAGCGGGCGCGCCGGGCCGAAGAAAAGGCCCGGTTCGACGCCAATTTCGCAGAGATATTCGGACCCCGGACAGCGGAGCCTCGCGCCCCGAAACGAACCCGCATGGTCTGGGACCGGGATTACGAAATGTTGATCGATGCCAGCCGCCGGGCTGAGTATCAGGCCAACATGTACGACGAGATGCGGAGCGATCTTCCCTCCCCGATGATTGCCCCGAGATTCCCGGAGCATCGGAACATGCACACCGGAGAGATGGTGACGGACCGGCGCAGACACCGCGAAATCCTCAAGCAGCACGGCTTGGAGGAAGTCGGAAACGACGCCCCGGTATCATCTGCGAAGCGCCGGGAAGTTATTGCCCGAGAGCATGAAAAGGACGTTCTGAACGACGTGGCCGAGGTCTGGCGCGCGCAGAAAGACGGGCAGATAGAGAACCTGAAAAACCGCCTCGCCGTGGAAGACATGAAGAAGCCGAAGGACGATCTCGGGGATGTTGCCGCACCCGACGTGTCGGACAATGCGGAATTCATCCGTCTATAGGGCGTGCCGGTTTACCCCGGATAAACTATATCCTCTTGCCCCATAGCCTCCACGAGAGGCAATATCAAATCAATGCGTCGCGATGACGCCAATTCTCGGACGGGCATTCAGCATCGAAGCCCGTCATTGGAGATAGACGGATGCAAATCGACGGGCAGGCATCGAGCCTGCGGGAAGACCTCATAGCGGCTTTCGAGGCCAGGGATGCCGCACCGAGCGAACCCGCCGTTACGCCGGAACCGGGTGCCACCGGAGAAGGCGGCGATACTGGCACGGATCGCAGCAATACGCCTGACGCAGGGACCGCACCGGATACGGCAAGCGCCCCGAAGGACGGCAAAGGCGACGAGCCTGCCCGCGCATCCAAGGACAAACCCGAAGGCGAGAAGCCCGAAGGTGAGAAGGGCGACCTTACTCCGCCCACCGTCTGGTCCAAAGAGGACAAGGACGAGTTCTATTCCCTTCCTCCCAAGGCTCAGGAAATCCTTCTAAAGCGCAATCGTTCCGCCGAAGCAGCAGTGACGAAGAAGTTTCAGGAGGTCGCGGAGCGCGGGAAGCAGTATGACGAATTCGATGAAGTCCTGAAACCCTACCGCCAGCGGATCGAACTCAACGGGCACACCCCGGCGAGCTACATCAAGAACGTGCTGACGGTCGGCGCCTACGCCGATTCCGATCCTGTCGAATTCATCAAATGGTTCGCGGGTCAGCGCGGCGTCAATCTCGGCGCACTTGCTGGAGGCGTTCGCCAGCCCCAGCAGATGCAGCCCCAACAGCAGGGCTATCAGGCCCCACAAATGAGAGTCGATCCGGTCACGGGTCAGCTCGTCCAGCATGTCGGCGCACTTCAAAGCCAATTGAAGCACGTGACCGACGTGATCCAGCGCGATCATGAGGCGAAAATCGCGCGCACGAATGCCGAAGTGATACGCGAGATCGAGGCATTTGCCAACGCCACCGATGAGCACGGCAACCCCAAGAATCCCTTCCTCGATGATGTCGAGCGGGACATGGCGTCACTCATCCAGAGCGGACAAGTCAAGACCCTTGAAGAAGCTTACGAGCGCGCCGTGTGGGCCAATCCCACGACACGCCAGAAGCTTCAGGAAGATCTTCAGTCCAAAGCGTCGCGTGAAGCGCTTCGCAAGGAACAGGAGAAGGCCAAGGCGGCCCAGCGCTCAAGCGCAAGCCTCCGTGGCACGGGCGCATCGTCGCCCGCTCCCGACAATCAGGGTTCGGACAATCTTCGCGAGACCATCCGTCAGGCCTATGCGCGGCAACAAAGCGCGGGCGTGATCTGAAAATCTCATTTCTGGAGAGTCGAAAATGCCAAATCCCAGCCTAAACGGCGTTGACGAAATCGTCACCACAACGCTCCGCAACCGCACCAAGAAGCTTGCGGACAATATGTCGGCCAACACCGCGCTTCTGGCGAAGCTGTCGGCCAAGGAAAATGCGATGCCGTTCAGCGGCGGACGCACGATCCTGCACGAGCTTGAATATGCCGAGAACGGCACCTACAAGCGCTACAGCGGCTACGAAACGCTGAACATCTCGCCGTCGGACGTTTTCACCGGCGCCGAGTTCGAAATCAAGCAGGCCGCCGTTGCGGTCATGATTTCGGGCCTCGAAGGCTTGCAGAACGCAGGCCCGGAACAGGTGATCGACCTTCTCTCTTCCCGCATCAAGAACGCGGAAAAGACGATGGTCAACAACCTCTCCGGCGACCTCTACTCCAACGGCACGGCTGACGGCGGCAAGCAGATGGGCGGCATGCAGCTTCTCGTCTCGGATACCGGCACCGGCACGGTCGGCGGCATCAGCGCCAACACGTGGGCGTTCTGGCAGAACTACGTCTTCGACTTCTCGGCCAACTCTCTGACGCCGGGCAGTTCCACGATCCAGCAGGCCATGAACACCGCATGGCTCAACACGAAGCGGAACCGCGACAAGGCGGACCTGATCGTGGCGGACGACACGTACTACAACTACTACTGGAGTTCGCTGCAGGCGATCCAGCGCATCACCTCGGCGGACAAGGCCGTGGCGGGCTTCACGTCGCTCGAATTCATGGGCGCGCCCGTGATTGCGGACGGCGGCGTGGATGGTTCGGCCCCGTCGGCTCACATGTACTTCCTCAACACCGACTTCATCCATTACCGCCCGCACGCGGCGCGGAACATGGAAGTCATCGGCGGCGACCGTGTTTCGATCAATCAGGACGCGGTTGTGAAGCTGATCGGCTGGGCGGGCAATGCAACCATCGGCAATCGCAGATTGCAAGGCGTGCTTGTGAATTGATAGAGCCAAAAAGGAGAAACGAACATGGCTGAAATCTTCTCTCTTGCCGGTGTCTATCTCGCGAATGCGGATGAAGACCCGGCCTTTGCTCTCGGTCAGCAGGTCGAAGCAACCTCCGGTGCCGTCTATGTCTACGCCCAGGCAAACGGTGCCATCGACGTTTACGACGCTTGCATTCTGGACGAGGACGGACAGGCCATCGTGGCCAGCGTCACGACCTCCGCGGCTGCATTCGGTGATCGTGTCGGCGCGGCGCAGGCCACGCTTGCGAACGACGAGTACGGCTGGTTCCAGGTCTACGGAAAAGGCAGCGTGAATGTGCTGGCCTCTGCGGCGGCGAATAAGGTGCTGAACACGACCGGCACGGACGGCCAGCTTGACGACGACGCCACAGTCGGTGCCGAAGTCATCGGCGGCCTGATCCTCGGCACGGCACAGCCCGCCTCTGCCGGCGCCAATGCCGATGCGTTCTTCAACTGGCCGACGGTCGGAGCAACGCTTTAGGCCACTCTCGCGGCGGGGCTTCGGTCCCGCCGCGCCCTTTCTCACACGGAGACGCCTCATGGCTGAAGCACAGTACCTCACGGCCGGTTTCGTTCCATTTGGCGGGGGTGACAGCTTCAAGCTGCCGTCCCACAACCAGAACATCATTCCTGTGTTCTCCAGCGAGTTGTTTCTGAACGAGGCTCGCACCAGAGAAGAGGGGCGTCAGATCTACGACACCCGCGAAATCGTGACCTACATGATTGGCGGCGACTCGAAAAGCATGCCGGTTGAGCGCGTGACGGAACAGGTCAAGCGGCGCTTCCCGGAGCAGTACGCCGCGTTCAAGCGTGGCGAGGAAGTGGCGCAGAGCGGCACGCCGCTTGAGATGTGGCCGTGGCTCAATACACCGCAGGTGCGGCACCTCAAATATCTCAACATTTTTTCTGTCGAGCAACTCGCTGAGGCGAGCGACGGCGTGATCGGCAATATCGGCATGGGCGGCAGGACGCTCGTGAAGCAGGCCAAGGCGTGGCTTGAGGCGGCTCAGACCGGCTCGGCCCCGGTGAAAACCATTGAGGAAAACGAAAGCCTCAAGGCGGAGAACGCGCGTCTTCAGGCACAGATGGACGAAATGGCGGTGAAGTTCGAGGCGATGGAGCGCCGCGTGGCGAGTATCGCGAATGCCCCGGCCAGTGACAGCAGGCTCGGCCATGACGGCTTCGAGGTGGAGCGGTCCAATCCGGCTGTTCTCGGTGTGGTGAATGGGGTGGAGATTCCCCGCGACTGGCGCTCCATGCCCTACCAGAAGCAGAAGAGCCTTGCGGCGCAATTCAGCATGGCTGCCATTGTGACGAAAGAAGACACCATCGCCGCGCTGGAAGAGGCGGAACGCACGCTCAAGGCGTGACGGGCCGCTCAAGTGAATGCGTGCGGCGGCTCGGCGGTTAGGTTCGTCGGGCCGTTTCTACAGGAGCGGCAATGTCCGGCACTGTAAAGACTATCTGCACACAGGCCTTGCTTCGATCCGGGTTCGGAGCGCCGCAGAGCTTCGCCAACTCGACCGACACGACGGCACGGCAGATGTTCGCCATCCTGCGCTCCGTGGACAATGATATTCGGGGCGCGTTCGAGTGGCAGGAGCGGAGGAAGGAATTTACCTTTACTACCGTTGCCGGAGAAGAGCAGCTTGACTTCATGGATGAGTCCGATTTTCCCGATGAGGATTTCGGACGCTTCGTCAATCAAACCCTTTTCAACCGTAGCCTGAATTATCCGCTTCGCGGTCCTCTTTCCGCGTCTCAGTGGCAGCGCCGCAAGGCCACGGTGATGAGCGATATTTTCTACTGGTTTACGGTTCGGGGCGGGAAGCTCCTGTTCATGCCGGGCGCCACCGCCGGGGAAACGATTGCGTTCGAGTATATCTCGAAATTTTTCTGGGAGGACTCGAACGGCACTGAAATCGAACTCCCGTTGAGCGATAC